AGAACCATTAGATAAGAAACTTCAGGACCAATGTAAAGAAGCAGCTGCTGCTAACATCGAAATGATGAAGCAACTCACTGCTAATAAGAGACTTGATTTTGAAATCGCAAGACTAAAGAATTGTGGAGAACTTATCAAGCAGGGTATTATGTTCCACCCCAAGAGTCCTTACTACAAAGTCTGTGCAGATGTTGTGGTTCAGAATGTAACTCAGGTTCCTAAGCACGAGCATCCACACTTACATGCTATCCCTTCGGTTTCAGAGCAGATCTCAGTTCCCGAATCGCCTGAGTCCTCTCTCGCTGAAGATCTTGGCGCTCCTTTACAGATAAAACAGGAATAGTTTTACCTCGTATCTTTGCAATCTTTTTCATAACTTTCTTTACTGTTGGTTTGATAACCTTTAGTAAGATATCTGCTAATGGCTTTGCCATGATGGCAGATCCTGTAGCAATAACAGCAATACTACCAGTCATAATAACAGATCCAGCACTAGGAAGACCAGCAACTATCTGCTGAGGTGCTGATACTTGCTCTGTTATTTGAACACACTCATTACCAATCAATTTATATTCTACTACTTTCTTCCTATATCCTTCAAGATATGTTCCAACAGGTTCCTTAGCATCTTGTGCTGGTGTTGGACACTTAATAGTAGCAAGAACAGGGGGAGTTTTAGGTATCTGTAACTCAGGAACAGGGGGAGTTTTAGGTTGCTCTTTTGTTCTAGTATCAACTCCAGCAGGATAGGTAGGAATTATCTGCTGTGGTTCAAAATTAATAGGATTATAACTGGGGACACCGCTATCGCAGTAAGTAACCAATCCTTTAGGGTCATCCCTACCGATTGTCTTTGATTTGGAATTCGTCTCATGTGCTTCTACGCACCCAGGAATGTCTACTATGGGCACACCAATATTTACCACAACAGGTGGATGAAATGGCATAGATGTGTAGTTTTCTGAAGCAGTTATTGGAGGTGGCAAATTAATGCTACCTATTCCTATCTGAGTATTTCTTATTTCTTTTATTTCCATTAGCAGTCATTGAACACTGATCCTACTTCAGATCCTATAGTTTCACCAACACGTTGACCAATAAGAGTCATCCATCCAGCAGCTAACCAACCAATGTATGGGATATTAATTACTGCAGGAACAAGAGCACCAGCAGCAATACTACTACCTGCTAGAGCACCCTGAGAACGCGACCCAGCGTCCGCCCGGATACACTCTTCGATTTTGGCATTCTGCTTTCCCTCGTCATCAACCATACCTCCTAGATTTCTAGTACCTTCCATAGTGTATTGATCATTTCTATACTCAGATCTTTTTTCACTACCACCACCAAACAATCCTCGTTTAGTAGCATCAACTTCAAGAGATCTCTCAGATGACAATACCTTAGGATCGTTTGCACGATATTCAATTCGATATCCATCCTTTCCAGATTGAATAATATATGAAGAGTATTTACCTTCTGGAAAATTTATTATAGGATATTTTATACTTTCTTTAGTGTCAATCAAATGACCAAGAATTCCAATATGAGCAACACCAATAGTAGTTCCTAATACTACTGCTATTACCTTTATGGGATTAGTCATTGAACGCATTGAATATTGATGTCCATAACGAATGGAAGAAAACGTATAAGAAAAAAGTTTCTGTTACTTCTTTCTTAACTTTCTTTTTGTATGAACTATGTGCCATTACTAAACACAATATATTACTACTTTATTTAACAGGTATAGGAAGTCCTGTTGTTTTTGGAGTTTCAGGTAAAGCAGTATTTACAAGTTCAGGAAGTGTTTTCTGAATAGATTCAACTACTGTTTTTGTTATTTTAGTTCTAAAATCTTCAATAAGAACATCTGAGTTTTTATACAAATAAACTCCGCTGCCAAGGACGGTTAAAGAAACCAGTCCCGACAGCAGAGCTACCGTATTAATTAGGTTTTGCATCTTGATCTTCCTCCTTTTTCTTTGCCAATTTACCGTTACCATTTCCGTTGCCGTTTGTATTCGCATTGGCATTTTTGGCGGCACTGACACCAAAAGTTGTTAAGGTTCCGGTAAATACACTAGCAATAAAAGTAGGATCAATCTTGTTTTGATCCCATCCAGGAATTGTAACATAATTTAATGTTAGAATTCCTCCTGCCCACAATAATATAATTACTCTTACTATTGCAGAAAGACCTTCATCCCACCATTGATAACCATCATCATGATCTTTATCTTTGTTAGGAAGCATTGACTTTAGGAAACGCCGCATTTTATTTATGCTGCTACTTTCTTTTTACCAATGTTATACTTGGATTCAAGTTCCCATTCACCCTTTTCTTTATATGCAAGAACTTTGATTTGATTCAAAGGAGCAATATCAAGAATAGCATCACTGTTAACAATAGTATTCAGTCCCCAATCAGCAAGAAGTTGGGTGATGCGATTCCTGCGTTGTACATCATTCTGAGTCAGATTTGCGGTCTTACCGTCAAGAGCAAACAACTCTTTGAAATGAACGATGTAATATTTACCTTGCTTGTGCAAGATATGACATGACTGATAAAGTTTCTTTTCTTTACGAGATGCAACACCAATTCTAGAAAGTGTTTCTCTCACTTTAAGAAAGTCGTCAGGTTGAGACAGTTTTACCTCGACCATGCTTTCTCTAGTCCACTGTACCTCAGCAACTTGAGACATTATGCTTTTCCTCCACGATTTAATTTCAATTTGATAAACTCAATTTGTTCTTTATTTAGTACTTTTAGAACTTCCTGTGCTTTTGCAGTACTATAATTATAATACTCTTTCACACATTCAACATCGTCTAACTTTACTTTCTTTTGCCAGGGCGAGAAACGCTTTCTCTTCCTGACAATATTTATATAAAAATCATATTGAAGTCTATTTGGAAGATCAGAATTCATGTTCATCATATTAGAAAGTAGGATGGTGTCATAATGATGTGACATGCACTTGTTAATAATCCAGGCAGGATAATCCTTTTCCCAACCAGGATCTTCACCATCCATCAGATTATTTTTAGTTTCATTGATCGACTTCAAATAATCCGTCAAGCTGTGTTGATACTTCATAATTAGTGAGGAGCAGTTCTTTTCGTTTCTTTTGTTCAGCAGTATATTTCTTGGTGGATCTCATGGTGTAAGTAAGATCCCAATCCTGCTGATACCAATTAGGGAAACGTTCTTTAACAAAAATGTCAGAGTTGTATGTAATCATACATTTACTATTAGACTCTGTGCATTTAGTAGCAAACAACTCGTGATCAAATCCTTTATGCATACTTCCCCTCTTACCATAAAGAGAAGTTTTAATATCATATGGAGGATCTAAAAATACGAATGCTTCTGGATCGTTAAGCAATTCAGAATAATCTAAATTAGTAATCTTCCAAAAACGAATCAATTCAGAAAGTGCTGGAAGTTTATCAATACCACTGAAGGTAAAGTTTTGCCTAGATGCCTGCTCACTAAAAGAAGAAGATTCGGACAATCCACTGAAAGAACATTTGTTAATAATGTAGAAATTAAATCCCAATGAATATTCATCGTTGGCATTATTGTTATCTAATGCCAACTTGGCATTGTTAAATGCTTCTCGATGGGCAGTTGGACTTTCACCAAGTTCTGTCTTCAGTTCTCGTAGATCCCCGCTGAGACGATCTCCCTGCTGCTGTAGGGACTTCCAGAAGCAGTACAGAGGGTAGTAGAGATCGTTGACCCATACAGAAGTGTTTGGGCGAGTCTGGGTCACATACAGTGCCATAGAACCACCCCCTAGAAACGGTTCATAGTATTTGTTAAAGGTTGGTAGGTGGTGACTCAAAAATTTAATTGCCCTGGATTTTCCACCAGGATACCTAAGAGGTGTCTTGTAAATCATTCTGGGAAAAACTGCATTAAATAATCAACTCCCCATTGTAACGTATGTTGGGGGATTTCGTCAAGATTCTCAGAGAGTAGTTTCTGTGCGTTTAGAATTCGATCAACTCCCACAGCTTCTGCACTTACTCTTGAAACTTCCATAAACTCTTTGTATGCCTCAGGTTCGTTTTGTTTGATACCTTTCACATAAAGATTTCTAGCAGATCGCATAAGTTCTTCAGTTTCTGGAGCAAACGTAATTGTCTCATTAATTAAAGGTATCTCCATATTTTTCATACAGGACATACTAAATTTCATTGCCCTTCTAGTTTCTTCAACACTTAATGCATATGGCAAACTAAGTCGATATGCATGTTGAGCAATACCATTAGAGCATTCCATCACACGAAGAATTGCAATCTTATCCTTTTCGGAATCAGGAAGATTTTCATATAGGGTTTTCCAGTCAGTCATACTAATTTAAGTTCAGATACAGGGTTAGTAAGGTAATGATCATTGAAGTACAATGTATCCCTAACTCTTGCTTTGATATCTTGCCAAGATTCAGGTGCTTTAATGTCAGGATTACCTACCCAAATAAGATCATTAATATCATATCTATACTCTCCTTTGAAATCAGTTTTTGATTCTGGGTCTTTTACAGAAGCAGAAGTAGATACCTCGACTCTCTCTTTTGCAACAATCATAATCATTCGCTTACCATAGTCACCTAGGATATAGTAGTCTGCAAGTTTTACCTCAGGAGGTTTTTCTGAGTTTGGATGAGCATTTTTAATAACGAATGTAGTTTTGCCTTTCATTGTTTTTGGCAGAGTTATCTTTTTACATTCAAATGTAGTATCATCAAGAGAAAGAAGATCATACCCACTCTTTCCAGGATCACGATAAAGGAGATTCTCAGAAACCCATTGAATCAGTTCTTCAAGTGCTCTTCCATTATCAAAGTTAGATTCTGAAGATTCGTTTTTGAAGTCTTTAGGACTATGCCGGGACAACCAAATATCAGCACGATTATTCTTATCAAAATTAAAAGTGCTAAACAGTGCTTTTACTTCTTCAATAGTTTTCATTTAAATTTACACTCCACCATAAGTTCAGTAAGACAAGCAAGCAAATTAATTTCCTGATCGGCAACAAAAGCTGATTGGTATTGATACTTAGCAATCAGCAGAACTGCCTGAGGAATCGTAGAAGGTTCTAAACTAACATAAAGATTGTCATAGATTGACCGGAAAATGTGAGAAGGTTCGTTATCCAAATTGTTAACGATCCACTTTTTAACAGTTGTAAACTCCTTTTGCTTAAGAGCAGTACTAAGTTCTTTAAATTTAATCTCAGTTAAATTTGAAAGAATACCACTATCAATCATTCCGCCAACAGAATATCGCTGGCACTCGTTGAGAGTGCGACGCCAGTCAGGGAAGAATTTGATGATTAGTTGGGGAAGTACTTTCTCATCATATTGTACACCCTCTTCCTCAAGTATAGACCGGATACGGTCGAAAAATCTTCCTGCAATTTGCTTCTTTGATTTTCCGGGGATTGCAAAATCAACGACTGCACATCTGGAGTGGAGAGGTTCGATGATTTTGTTTTTAAAGTTACAGGTGAAAATAAACCTACAGTTACCATGAAACGCCTCAATGTTCGCCCGTAGAGCGAGTTGAACATCGTGGGTTGTGTTGTCAGCTTCGTCAACAATGACGACTTTGTGCTTGGAGTCACTAGATAGTGATACGGTCGATGCAAAATTTTTGACCTTGTTTCGTACTGTGTCAAGATAGCGTCCTTCGTCAGATCCGTTAATAATAATGTAACTAGCACCTAGTTGTTCACAAAGTGCCCTAGCAACAGTTGTCTTGCCAATGCCTGCAGTTCCAGAAAGAAGAAGATTAGGAATCTGTCCACTTTCAAGAAACTGGTTAAAGGTTTCTTTTGTTTCCTCCGGGAGGATACAATCATCAATAGTCTTGGGTCGATACTTTTCAACCCAAAGAAATTCATTACGAGACATAAAATTTATTCAAGTGGTCGTACAAATTCGTTAGCAACCATA